AGTCCGCGTAGGGCCGCCAAGCAGGCCCGGACACGGTCTGAGCCTTCGTGACCACCGTGCCGTCAGACAGCGTCTTGCCGGACAGGGAACGCACCCAGCGGTCTACGGCGGCGGCCAGGTTCATCGCGGCCAGGTCGCCGTCCGCGAAGCACTCAAAGGAGAGCGTCGGGGCGTCGAAGCGGGCGAGGTCATCGGAGGACGGGCCACCGAGGCGCATGACCCGCACCACAGGAACCACCGAGGCGAGATCGGACGGCGTCTCCGTCACGAACCGGGACGACGTCGCCGTCGAACCCGGTGCGATCAGCAGCGCCTCAATCGACATCGTCAGCAGGATCTGCGTGACGAATCACGAGACGGCTCGGTAGGAGAGTCAGGGTTACCGCCGTCATCGAGTCATCCCCGCCTGCCTCGATCGACAGGCTGTGTCGGGCGACGGGGCCGACATCCATGCCGTTGATGAGCACGCGGGTCGGCACGAGGGGATACCCGCCAGAAGGGGACGGGTCGACGATCTCGACGACCGCCCCGTTCACTCCGAGGACTCGCCCTCGACGAGCGCCTTCACGAACTGACCCTTGACGCCACGCTTCGGCACCTCGACGTCAGCCTGCTCCGCGAGGTCGGCCAGTTCCGCCTTCTTCAGCTCGGCCAACTCCTCCTCGGTGACGAGGACGGCCCGGCGGTCGGCGATCAGCGTGCGGGCCTCCACGTCCTCGACGTGGACCGGCCCGTCCCCGTGCTTGGCGATGTCACGGAAGTAGGTGTGTCGGACAAGCGGCATGGTCAATCCCTCGCAGCGTCGATGGAACGCCCGAGCACATGCTGGGCGTCGATGGTCTTCTTGCGGGTGCGGAAGTTCGAGAACTCGATAGCGGCGGCGTGCTCGGATGTGTTCTCCACCCGGCCATAGGCGCGCTTTCCGCGAAAGCTATGCCGGACGCCGGACGACACCTCGAACGAGTCCTTGTAATGCTCCAACTCGGTTCCCGGGCCAACGGGCGCGATGCCGCGTGCCATCTCGGCGATCTTTTCTGCCCGCTCACGCATGTGGTCCTGCATGAAGACGGCGGACAGCATCTCGCCGATGCCGTTCGAATCGGGGTTATAGGTACTCATCCGGTCACGCGCTTCAGTCGGACGACGATCCCCGGCTGCCAGGCAGTGAATGGCGACTGCGGGGCGTTGGGACTCCCGTCGACCTCGTACACGTCCCCGTTCACCCGCACCGCATCCACGGCACCGATCACCGTCCCTGACGGGAGATAGACGGTCGGCTGCTGCGTGAGCAGATCCTGACCCTGCACCTGCTCATTCGACCCGCCCGGATCAAAGACGCCGGTGACGGTCGACTCCACCGTCGTCCAGGTGTCATTACCCAGCGCGTCCGGTGCGGCCTTCGTGCGGGCTATCAGCGTGATCGGGATGCCATAGCCGAAGATCACAGCCCGACACCGAAGCCCAGACCCTCACCGTCGATGCCGAGCAGGGCGCGGCTCACCTCCGGGTGCTCCGTCTCCCACTGCGAGTCATACAGCCCGGTCGCGAGGATGGAACTGTTCGCATACATGCCACCCACGCCCCCGAGCGGATTCGGGGCCAGTGCGGCGCGAACCCGGATGGTGCCGATCCGACTCCGCGGCCGGTACATCCGCAGCGCGTTCAGGTCGTCCGCAGTGACCTGAAGCTCGCCGCGGACGCTGCGCTCAGACCGCAGCGCGTAGGAGATCGAGAACCCCCCCACCGACTGTGAGGCGATGCCCTCCACGTTGGAGATGAACCGCTTCACGATCGTTGCCACGACGGTGGCGACGATCGTGGGGTCGAGGCCGGTCGGGTCCGCCGGATTCGCCGCGAAAGCAGCGATCCGCTGGTCGACGTGCGGCGCGACCTGCCGGAGCAGGGCGGACGCCTTGTCGATCAGATTGAGAGCCCGAGGCACCTCATCGGCGGCCAAGGGACGCCACATGTCTTCCAGGTCGTACTCGTCGGCCAGTGGATTAGGCATGTGGCGCCCCTTCGGTCGCTGCTGTTACTCGGTGGGGACGCCAGCCGCCTCGAGGGCAGCGATCACGTCATCCCGCTTGGCGTCGGCCGGAACGTCGACACCCTTGGACGCGGCGAACTTCGACCACGCCTCGGCAGAGGACCCGGCGCCGGCCTTCGGGGGCGGGGTGTCGCCCTCGTCAGCGGACGACTCCGGGAACGGGTGCTCCCCGTCCTCGAAGCAGTGAGCGCCCATCTTGCGGGCTGCCCACTCGGGCACGTCGTCATCCACTCCGAAGACGTGGACCTCGCCGCGCTCGTCGTAGACGTGCACGTTGGAGACGAGGTGCGCCGCCATCAGAGCACCGTCGCCGCGAAGCTCAGGTTCGGGTTCGGCATCACCGGGAGGTTGATGGAGGCGACCTTGGTCCACACGGCCATCGGGTCCTCGTCGGTGTACTCGCCGGCCACGATGCCGGGCAGCTCATCCCCGTCGAGGGCGAACCGGGGGTCCAGGGCCTCGGCCGTGGTGCCCCACATGGTGGCGCCGAGCTGCGTCTCATCCGGCGCGTCGCCGGGGGAGGCGTTGGGGTCGACCGGAGCGGGCAGGAACAGGGCCACGTTGTCCGGGATGACCTTGGTGGCCGTGCCGTTGACGTTGACCTGCGACTGGTAGAGCGTGATCGGGGGGAGGCCCTGCGCCTCGAGGGCGCTGTTCAGGCCGACCTGGGTGACGATCGACGCCTGCTGGTAACCGGGGTAGATCTGGTTACGCAGCGCCTGGTTGCGCAGCATGTTGTTGAGGATGCGGCGCGACACGAGGATCGTGCCGGGGTCGATGCCGTTGGTCGCGAGGTAGGTGTCGCGCCACGTCATCAGGTCCGACAGCGGGTCGGAGGACGTGTTGGACCACAGGGTCGCGGCGGTGACCGTGTGGGCACCGGAACGGCCCCAGTTGACGGTGACACCCAGCTCGGGGATCGGCGTGGTGCCGGTCGCCAGAGCCTGACCGCGGGCCAGCTCGACGCGGGCCGCGACGTCCTTCGACAGCTTCGCAGCGTCGTTGAACAGGGCGTTGCGGATGCGGTCGTCGGTGACCTTGCGCTGACGCAGCCGGTCGAACTCCGACAGCCGAGCCTTGAGGCTCAGCGGCGGAAGCTCGCCGATGATGCTGGACAGCGGCTGTCGGCGGCCGATGGGGGACTCCCCGTCGTAGGCGCGGTAGGTCGCGGCGTCGGCCAGCCCGGTGCCGCCAGCGGCGATCCGGTACTGGATGTCATCCACCGTGTAGTTCGGCAGGAACCGAGACAGGGTGAACTGGTTGATGTTGAAGTCGGCCAGGGCTTCGCGGACGAAGCCGGTGATCTCAGCCGGGTAGACGTAGTTCTCGGTGAGCAGCATCGGTCAGATCCCCCTTTCTCAGACGTAGACGAAACGCGGGTTGGTGGCCTGGGCAGCGGCGTTGACGTTCGCCGACTGCGGCAGCTTGGCGACGATCACCCGACCGGAGTCGAGGAGCGCGCCGTTGACGACCGTGGCCGTCGAGCCGGCGCGGGGTGCGGCGACGGGGGTCAGCAGGAACCCGGCGAGGTTCTGCGTCCCGTCAGCGGCGCCCGTGGTGAACGGGCCGTAGCTGCCGGTGTTGGCGCCGGACGTGTACTTGCCCAGCGGGGTGCCGGACGGGATGTACCCGTTCGGGTAGTGGGTGCCTGCGGTGAACGACGCCATGACGAGAGCGATGCTCTGCGCCTGGGCGGTGCCACGCGCGGACCCGAGCCAGGCCTGGTCATCGCGACCAATCTGGCTAGAGACCGGGGTGAGGTCCATGAGGTTCCCTTTCTAGGGGACTAGGTGGTCTTCTGGGGGTGGCGAGCCCGGTACAGGTCGCGGCCTGACGCCACGGACTGGCCCGTTGCTTTGCTCTCGCGGCGCCCGTGGCCCTCGGGGCTCGGTCCGCGACGTGGTGCAGGGGTGCCCGTGACGGGCGCGATGCCGTCGATGAAGGCGGACACCTTGGCGGTGTCCACTTCGCCGTCGTCGGTCAGGAACTTGCCCAGGTCGAGCGGTTCCAAGATGGTTGCGAGCCGGTCGGGCTCGATGCGGCCGGCTGCGGCAACGCGGAACTCCGCGTTGACCAGCCGGGGGGTGATCTCCGCTTCGGCGGCCCATCGGGCCTGCTGTGCCGCCTCGGCCACGGCCTTGTCCTTGTCGGACATCAGCTCGAACTCAAGGGCGTCGTGGCTCTCGGCCTTCTTGCGAAGGTCGGCGAGCTGTTCGGGAGTGAGTCCGCCATATGCCTTGACCCTGTCCTCGTGGCGGCGTGCCTGGTGCTTCCAGTAGGCGGCCTGCTGGTCGACGGACATCTCGGCGACCGGTGTGTTCGCGGGGAAGCCAGGGTCGGCGGCCTGCTTGGTCGGCTCCGGGGGCTGGACGGGGTTGTCGGGGTCGTCTTCGGCTCCGAGGATCGGCCACACGATGCGGCCCTTCGGGGTGATGCCGAGGGCGCGGAGGCCAGTGCGCGGGTGGGTGGGCAGGGTGGATAGAGCCATGTCGGCGTGACTCCCATGTCGGGGGGTTGCGACGTTGAGCGCCGTCGCCGCGCCTGCCCGCGTGAGGCGGGAAGATCAAAGGCCAGCGACCGACAGCCCGCGTCGCTTGAGTTCGGCGGTGTAGACCGCTTCCAGCGCCGGGTTTCCCTTGCTCCGGCTGAGGAGAGAGCGGATCGTGCTCTCCTTCATATCGGCCACCTTGATGTGCTTGCTGACGCCGCTGATCGGGACCTT